CACGCTGGTGTCATTGAGGCTTTGAAAAATACACGGCGTCTTATAGCACCTTTACCCTGGGGGATCGATGCAGAACAAGGTGGTGTTCGTATATTCTATGAAAGATGGGGAGATGACTTGTTTCGAGAAGCATTTGCCTATCTCCCCCAACGAGCTGTCACTGATAATACCAAAGCGGCTGGTATTAGAATTAAAAGAAAGTTCCCAGAAGCGAAGATTATTCTTGAAGCACATGATGCACTTCTGTTCTCTGTGCGAACAGAATACCTTGGAGATTTTATTCCACTCGCAAAGAAAGAGATGGAGCGTCCGATAAATTTCTCTTGCTGTAGTTTACCGAGACATCTATTAAAGATACCGTGTGACGTAGAAATCGGTGAGAACTACAAGGACTTGAAGAAGTTTAAGTTTCCTGAAGAGGAAAGGGAAGTTGTAATACAAACACTCACTATAACTGAGCAATTTCTTGTACGGGATTATGAATGACATGGCTCGAAACCTTACTACAACAGCACAAGGAATTAGAAAGTCCTACAAGTTTTTGGTTCTGGGGAGGTTTAGCATCCATATCCGCAGTTGTCAAGGACAACGTATGGTTGTATCGACAAATACATAACCTATACCCTAATATATACGTGATGTTCCATGCTGATAGTGGACTCAAAAAAGGTCCGCCCGTAAGTATGGCTAAAGAACTCGTGCGTAGCGTAGGCGGCACGTTCCTTATTTCGGGACGCTCGTCTATTCAAGGCATCTTGAAGGAAATGGGGACCGCGAGGACCGCACCGGGTGGCAAGGTGGTCAATAAGAACAATGTATTTATCTGTAGCAGTGAGTTGACTTCATCGATTGTATCTGATCCCGTTGCTATGGATATTTTGACAGACTTATATGACCGTCAGTATAACGTAGGTGAGTGGCAGAGTCTATTGAAGATGGAGCAATTCAATCTGAAGAAACCTACAGTGACTATGCTGACCGCGACAAATGAAGCGCACTCTATAGATTTTTTCACGAAGAAGGATATACATGGAGGATATTTTGCTCGAACCTTCATTATAAAGGAGAACAAGAAGAATCGATCAAATTCATTACTAGTTCCGTTGAATAATCCGCCTGACTATACTGCTCTTAGTAAGTATCTCACAGAATTAAGTAAATTGACTGGACCCTTTAAGCCTCTTGCATTGAAAACTAAAGAGGGAGAATACACACTGCCATATAAGGATCGCGAAACTGGAGAGATTAATTACTTCACTGAAGCTGGCTTGATATACGAGCAGTGGTATGACAATTTCTCGGAAACTGTTCTGACGCAGGACTTGCGCGATGATACCGGCACGATGAATAGATTTGGAGACTCTGTATTGAAGGTAGCCATGCTTCTAGCTCTAAGCAGAAGTCCTGAGCTAGTCATAAATGCAGAGGATATGCAGACTGCAATAGACAAATGCGAGCGATTACTGGGGGACGTTCGTGAAATGACTCACGGAAAGAAGGGATTATCAGATGCGAAAAATATCAAGAAATTGATTATAGATGAATTACTTGGTAGACAAGGCCACCAGATTTCTCGACCCATGTTATTGAAACGTATGTGGGCACACTATAAGGATGTGACTGAATTAGACAATATCATGGTGTCATTTGATGAAGCAGGTATAATAGGAATAAAACAAATAGGTAATCAAATTATATACACGATGCCTGATAATCAAGTCCTCGAATATAGACGACTATTTGCGGGGAAAGGAAAATGAGTGACTACTATAAGGACGAACTACTGCACGTAACTAAAGACTGGAGTATTGACCAGATAGACCAATATATCTCCGTCTTGGAGAAACGAATAACTGCGACGAGCGAGCATATACGATTGCTCAAAGAGATGCGTCGTAAGAGACTACGAAAGGTGAATCACAAGGATACGGGATCACGAGGTGGAATATGAACAAGGAGAAAACCATGAAATATCAGTTAACCGATCAGGAAGTAGAACAACTCCACAACTCCTATACGTATCATTCTCCCAAGGATGATCAGCCAGAACGATATGTGGCTATTCGCGAAGCTGCAAAGGCTCTGGCCATGACAGCTATGGAATGTGCTCCCAGTTCTCGCGAAAGAAGTGTAGGACTGACTCAGTTAGAGATAGCTGTTACCATGTTCAACAAGGCAATAGCCTGTAATGAGTAGCAAATGAGATTTCCAATACCGACAGACAATGAGCCTGAACCCGTCGCGGAACCGGAGTCAATACCTGTCCGCGACCAGAGTAGAATAAGATGGTATCTAGACTGTGAGAACTGGAAGTGTCCCGAGTGTGGCTCTAATGTCTTCGGTAGATGCAAATCGTGTCCTTACTGCAAAGGAAGATTGCGTAAGGACACACCAAGACCGGCATGGTATATAGAAAACTAAGGAGTAAGTTGATCTGCATCTTCTCCCCAATTCCACGGCATCATTTGTTTGAGTCCTCCTGCTCCTTCATATATCCAATCCTCTTCAGGAGGAACAAATTTATAGTCTGGCTGTCCTAGATATTCTCCTCCTTTTTCGTAGGTCTGAGTTCCTGCACCGAATAATACAGGGGCCATCCATGGAAGTAGTTCTGGATTCCTTTTGTATAATTCGGTCAAATCCTGTGCAAATAGATTTACAAATAGTTGCAGCGTGCGATCCTTTACTGCAAATGGCCTCTGCTTAGAAGCATTAGCAACATCGTAGGCGAATTTAGCAGCAGGATTCAATCTATTTGCTAAGAATCTCTCACCAGTAGTCCACATAGTTTCAGGTGGGAAGTCCTGCCCGAACTCGTGCATTCCTTCCTGTGGATTAGATGATGAAGTCCATCCACCTTTATACATACGACCCAGTAGCACGGCGAACTGCAAGAAGCTGCCACCGAAATCTAGTCTCGTATTTCCAATCCTGAATTTACCAAAGTCAGAGTTAGTGGGATCGTCCACGATTTCAGAATCTTCTCCATTAGCTTGCGCGATCATCTTCGACATCTGAGTGAATGCATACCAGCCCATTGCTGCGCCTATAGCAGACTTGAGATACTGACGACGGACGAATCCATCACCCATTACATAGGTAGCAGGATTCAAGAATCGCATTCTACTAATGAGGAATTTAGGTGAGAATAGAATAGGTCCAATTCTCTGCACTGCTCGTTCTGCGAAGTTTCGTCCCGTAGCATGTCCCGTAGCTGCGTTAGTAAACTCTCCAATCTCTTTTGCAAGTTCTAGATTGAAGTATGGATTCATATTCATAGCTTCAGTAGCAGTATAGTCTCTGCTCAGACCGATATCAATATCGGGCATAATCTTACCTAGCCCAAACCTAAATTGACTCGGATTAAAACCTCCTGAAAAGCCTTCTATTGGACCGTGACCAGTAGCCAGTGCCTTACCTGACGCATCAGCCGCGCGATTCATCAAGTATTCAAATCTATTCGCATTTAATTGATTCAAGAACGTGAGCCAAGCACGGTTAGTCGCACGTATGGGATATCCTGCCGTGTGATACCACGCTGCACGTAGAGGATTAGGTATTCCAGCTATTTTTTCTGGTCCTAAGAATCCACCTGTTTCTAACCATCTACTAGCGATACCTTCCGCCCGCGCTCCTATTGGCACTTTAGATGCTGGCTCAAATAGTCTTACTCCAGCCTTTGCTGCGAGAGATGGCTCGGGTAATCCAGTGCGAGGATTTATTGGACCATCCTGAAAGAGTGGCTTTGCACGTAGATTCGCATCCATTGCATCATACATGCCAGCATGAAGTCCACCGAACATCTTAAATGCAGCTTTCCAGAATTCGGGGGTAAGAACTTGAGTCATGCCCTGTCTACCAGGTGCAGAGAAATCGCCCGTCGTCGTTGCTGCACTGGGAAACTGCAACATCTCCTTAACCCAATTAATTCCAGCTTGTGCCTGCTGTGATTGAGTAGTTTGCCCAAGGAGCTGTTTCATACGACCATACGCGCGACCGACGAGGGCTCCTCCAGTCTTATATGCCCTGAAGAAAGGAGTGATATCAAATGAACCATTCGATTCCTCGAATAGTCTGACCATTTCCGTTAGTATAGCCTTTGTAAATGGACTATATGTGCCTGATGGTAGAGTAGCATTACGCTTGATTATTTCCTTAACTACTGCTACTACTGCTCTACCTTGTAGTAATCCTGCTTTTTCATCTACGGCAAGACTAGTAGTCTCTCCCAGAGAAATATGTGCATATGCAATAGGTTTACCAGAGGGATCTCTATAAACTACACTTGCACCCATTGAATAGGGATAGTCTTGAACATCTAATCCTGGCCTATTAGGATCAATCTCTATACCGGCTAGAGTAGATTGTGCATAATACCGTCCAAGTCCTTCGCTCATTTGGCTAGGATCAAGATCACGCTTAACGCGCTTCACCATTTCTTCAGTTATTCCTAAATCTTTAGCATTTAGTCTTCTCTTTCTCTCTTGTCCAAACTTTAGTCGTTGCTGTCCCATTTCCTCTAGAAGTAATTGGTCAGCTCGTTTACGTAGTCTTTCCGCTATAGCGGGGTCTTTCTCTCTATCCGCCCTCGCCATTAGCTCTTCAGACTTAGTTACAGTACGATGGAAAGGATAGTCTATATCTCCGCGTAAACCGGCTACTTCGGCTCTCTTTGCTCTTGCTACTTCAAAATCTCCTGCATTTTCTGCTGCTAGAGCTTCCTCTCGTAGTCGAGCAATTTGAGCTGCCTTATCCTTCATTCTTGCTTCAGCATAGGTATTAGGGTTATATGGCTCATTCATGTAATTACTGGGACGAGAAAAGTATGGTTGTCCTGACTCTAAACTTCCTTGAACAGGACCACCCGTCTCCATAGACGTTAGCATATCATTTAAGCCACGTCTCGCATTAGGCCCTGAATATATTGTCACGTCTGGCAATTCAATATCACGCATACCATGATAAGTGTATGCTCCAATCATTTCTCGAGCACGTAATATTTCTTGATTCAATTCCTCCGGCGTCGGACGACGACCTCTCGCACGCTGATATCTATCATTAATCCATCGAATAATAGACTCTACGTCAGGAACTTGAGCTGAGCCTGATTCGTCCGTAATAAATCTCTTTAATTCTTCACTCCATCTTCTTTTCGGAGCTTGTCCAGTCTCCAAATCACGCATTTCAGGAGGTATTGCATCTTCATTTCTTAGGTAATTAGTAATTTCTGCATCCTGAAAATCAGGAATCATTGACTGTTGACGTGGCTCATTAGTATAACGTACAAGTTGGTCAGCTTCTCTACCTACAAGACGCATTCTTTCTTGTTGACGTAATTCATTTACCGCTCTTTGACCTTCAACTGTGTCTTCTCCATATGAAGCCATTAACTGGTCTTCTAATTGTTTCCGAATTCGTTCCGCTGCTTCTGGTGGTATATCTTGATTCTTGGGAAACCCAAATATATCCAATTCTGGTGGGCGCACTTCCCCGGAAGGACCAAATTTCAGGCTTTGTTGTCCTAATCTCTCCGGAGGAGAAATGTGTCTCTCTGTAACAGCTTCAGGTGCAGCTATACCCCATGGACTATGAGGCAGGGTTTCCCACTGTTTTATATCGGTAGGAATATCATTTGGAAATTTACCAGATCGTGAATCCCATCCTCTTGCTATTAATTCTGTTTGTACAAGATCCGCCGTATGCATTATATTAGTAGGCGTCTCAATTCCATGTGCTGCATTCTGATCTATTCTATCAGAGAGAGCTAGATAATTATCTAGTAACTGTCTATCTTCTAATTCAGTTATTATTGACTGTAATAGACTCTCATCACTGGGAGGTCTTTCTCCTTCATGTGGACCAGGATATGGCTCTGGAGCATTAGGATATTCGGGAACATATGAATTAGGAGCACCAAAATCAGGTATCTCGTCGGGCGATACCGGAAGTTCAGTCATTTCACCAGGCTGATTCCGTAAATCTGCCTCTCTTTGGGCTCTTTCTTCAGGCGATAAGAAAGGAGCTACTCTACCTGTCTGATCTCCTACATCTGCACCTCTATTCTTAGTAAATGCATACTGTTGTATTTCATGTAGCGTCGGCATTCGACCGAGAAGTCTACGCAACTCCTCTCGCAGAGCATCGGGGTCAAATGTTCCTGCTTCATCTTTCAAAAACTTCTTGATGAAACCTCCACCAGAAGGAGCTTTACCGCCTCTATCATCGAGAATTCTAAATCCATCTGGACCCTCTACACCATACGTTTCTCCCGGTCTTGCTCGATAATCTACTGCATCAGGTCCAATTAGGGGACGACGATTACCCGCTCTGTCATAAACTACATATTGTTCGCCTCTGGAACGCATACCAGATTGACGTGACAGTGCTTCAGCAGAGGCAGCAGATTCTCCTGATGCATTAACATCAGTCATGGAGGGGTCTACTATCTCCATTTGTGGTGTTTCAAATTGACTAACGAAATCATCTAATTCGTCAGGAACTGCTCCCCCTCTTTTCTCGGGTTCGACGCCTAATTCTGCATTTACTTCCTCTTGCATCCGAGCACGATGACGTTCTATAGCTTGTTGGAGAGGATTACCGCCTTCTCCGCGAGATGTGCGTAATTCAAGCTCAGAAATCGGCCCCTGATATCCTGCGGACGGTGGGCCTGCAACACCACTTGGTGGAGGTGTCTCCGGCTCTGGAAACTCAGGTCTAATTCCAGTTATTCTGGGGTCTGTAGGAGCTACTTGATGCGCTCTATTTGTAGCTACTTCTAGCTCCTCTGGCGTCGCGTCTCTTCCCAAAAGTCTACGTAATCCATCCTTCAACAAATTAATAAAAGGATCGGGATTAAACTCTGCTTTAGTATCTTTTGCAAAGTCTGTCACCGCCTTTTTAATCATGCGCGGCCAATTCGTCTGGGGATCTACGCCACCGGATTCGTATCCCTCACGGAGTAGACGCATGATTTCTTCATTCGTCCAGTTTGGTTTAGATATTACGCTATCTTGTCCTCCACCGCCGGGAGGTGGGGGAGGTTCTGGCGGAGTTACTGGTGGTGTTTCGCTAATTTCCGGACCCGGCCTCTGGAAATTCTCGGTAGGAAATAGATTTAGTTGTCCCCTCGGTGCATTGCCTTCGTTCAGAAGTGGCCCCGGTTCCCAATCCACTTCTGTGCTAAATCTCCCTGCTCTATTCCTATTCGGACCAAAATCTAGTTCTCCTTGCACCTCCTGCGATACTTCGGGACGACGTTCTACGCCAAGAATTCTATCTGTTAAATCATAGATTTCTTTAATCGTCGGCGTTGGTTCTGGCGGCGCAAATGGGTCCATTCCAGGCAAATATTGCTGCGATGGACCCCTTTCTCCCCTAGAGAAGGGTAATTCTAGCTGTCCTGTCGGTAATTCAGGAGTAGGTGTCGGCGCAGGATGTGGCGTAGCTCCATATCTAGGAGTTCCAGCAGCAGCCCCGCCGCCAGCCATTTCTGTAACACCGAAAAATGCCTTAGATGGATCGCCGTGTTTTACACCCTCGTATACGTGAGCTGCACCAGTTCCTATCATAGGTGCAGATAGAGCTTTTTCTATCATCAACGCGCGATTCGCCTGCTTTATCTTATTTGCAGCCCCTACTGCATCTCCTATCTTTTCCAGTCCGCGAGCAGTAGTAGCAAGACCTCTTGCATATCTACCTGCACCCATTGTTGCGAGATTTAATGGCGTAGATAGTGAATTTAATGTTTCTCCTGCACCTTCTAATAAGCCAGCACCTAGTGATCTATATGTTCCTCCACTGGGATCTATACTTTCTAATCCTACCGCTCTTAAAGGAGCGCCTACCCAACTAGGAATTCTCCACTGATCTTCCGTCCTTTTTGACGGATCGTCGTAGAATTCAGCGGCAGCGTGAGGATCATATACATCACTACCTGCTAATGCATTAATTCCTTTCTTCAATAGACCTTGATTAAACCATGCTTGGTCCCACGTTTCTATCCCTTTTTCGAGCGCACTTTTCTCTTCTGAGGGCACTTCTACCCAGTCAGTAATTTCTGGCTTATTTGGAGCATCTACCCAGTCAGTAATTGGCTTCTTTTGACGAGGCATTATTGTGGCCCCCATGTCTGTCCGCCATCATGGGTATATTCCCAAGTTTTACCACCGTCGCGCGACCGACGCCCTTCTTTCGGCTGACTCTTACTGAATTGCGTATTAGTTATTGGGCCAACTCCTGCTGGTTTTGTTGGCACATTAGGTCTTGCAGGAGATTGTGCGCCAGTCGGACCAGGTCCTCCAGTTCTTGCTGGGGGTGCAGTAGGAGGTGCAGTAGGAGGCGTATAATCAGGATAAACCTGTTTACGCACTCTATCGTAATGTTCTTGATCCGCAGCTATAGTATTTCTATTAGCCCATGTTTCTACAGGTCTAGGTTTAAGTCTAAGAGTTCCTGATTGCACATCTCCTACAAGCCATTTTGCGTCACCATTAACGGAGTCAGGAGATCTGTTATATATTTCCAACAATTTTTGTTGTATTTGTTGATCAGTTTCTGCCTTAGTAGGTGGCTTAGGCACTGCCGGTTGCCGTGGAGTCCCAGTAATAGATCTGAGTTGTCCAACAGGCATAGGAGGTGCATCACCAACAGGAGTTATTGATTTAGTTGCTGGATCAATTACATACACATTACCTTGTTCATCTTGTGCTGGTTGATATCCACGTATATTTGCAGTAGCCTGTGCAGTTTCACCACGCGCCTCAGCAGCTTTAACAGCCCATCGACCACGAATATCAGCAAGTTCTGCATCAGTGGACGATCCGGGCACTTTACCCAGAAATTCTACTTGTCCTGCCTTCGGTCCTGCATTATGATATGCTACTACTCGTCCTTCTTCTATCTTGATTTCTGCACCTTCTTGTTTGGCACGATATGCATTTGCACGAATCAATGCAACTTCACTTCTATCTCTATTATATTGTTCCTGCACTGCCAGTTTATCAGCTTGAGTCTTAGCATTGAGAATATTACCTGCAAGAGTTCTCTCGTTAACATTTGCAGTATTCTCAATCTGCGCTGCCTGTTGATATGGCCCTGTTCTATCCTTCCAGTCTGATAACTCGCGCAGATGCGGAGCATACATGATATCTTCCATCGTTTTGAGGGGGTCTTTACTACGTAATCCTGCTCCACTTGCCACTAATCGTCGTGCCCAACCAGGGCTCTCCCTCTCTGGATATGCATCTAGTAGACGATTTAATCGATCGCGCGACGTAGTATCTGGCGTATAGATTGAATTTAATTGGTCCGCAAGACTGCGAATATCTTCTCTTTCTACAGTCGGCTTTTGCGCGTCGGCAATTCTAGTCAGATTTTCTGACCTTGGTTCTTCAAAAGAGCGAGTTCCACCACTTTGAAACGTAGGTTTAGTAACTGGTGGCTGGATACTCATATCCATGTCACCACTAGTGATATCTCCAATAGGCGGAGGATCACCTAGAATATTTCGCTGCCGAAGTTTACGAATATCTCTTTGGAAGGCCATAATTTACTCTTCTTCTTTACGTCCGTCCGCCACCTTGCTCCGCGTCATAATCCATAGGCCCACGAGCTTGAACTGGAGACTGGAATTGTAGATTTGACCCTTGTTGTTTCTTTCTGTTCTGGAAGTAATCGAGCCATGGATATGCAGCATTAGATACGTCGCTAATACGATCTGTCCACGTATCGTATCTGCCTGGTAGTTGTTGACTCTGATTCTCGGCGTTAATTAACCCAAGACCAAAATTACCACCTTGGCCGACGCCTTGCAGAAGCTGATTACCAAAGGCATTAGACATACCCGGCGTAGTTCCATAGAGAGAACTCATTCCTTGTAATGCAGCAAGTCGATTCTGATTATTCATCATATCTGCCTGCGAATTCCATTTCTGCACGTCTATATCTGCACCTAGTCTCTGACCCTCAATTCCGCTCATTCCAGCAAGTCCTGCCAACCTACCTCTGTTACGTGCTTCTGCAAGGTCAGCATTTATCTTTTGCACAGCGTCAGCCGCCATTTGTCCTCGCTGTGACCCAAGTTTAGTCATTACTGCACCCATATTAGGTGAGTAACCACCAGCTAGATTCTTCTGACGTTGCATTTCATTCGTCATATTCATGTAATTGGCACGTATGGGCGATACACCACGCGCACGCATATCTCTAATGTCTTCAGGGCTATAACCCCCAGTCTGGGAGAATTCTTCATATCCTCCATAGGACTTAAATGGGTCGTTATACTGGATTTTTCCAGCTTGTGGGCCACCTCCCTGTGCCAATCCGCGATACTGATTCATAATATCAGTATAATTGGCATAATCAGCTTCAGAGCCACGACCATAGTTGTATGCCATAGCATCAACCATTGGCCCTTGCTGCTGTTCATATCGCTGTTGCTGGTAATTACCCTGATTCTGCTGTCTACCGCGAGGATCGCCACCAGATTGCCCTGGATTAGGCCCATAATTCGGGTTATAACCACCAGCTTGCTGCTGTTGCTGATTTTTCTTATTGCCGCCCATTTCAGCCTCACAAATCTAGAATCAGTGATTGTCCCTGCGGTAATCTAAACCCATTTCGCAGCAATCGGCGTGTATATTTTGGATTTTGGCTCCACGCAAATAATTGCTCGTATCCTAGCTGTTTTGCCGTGAATACCGAGGCATTCATTAACTGATATAATGCCTTGGCCCTATCTTTTGGAGCGCGACTCTGATCTGTAACGGCCATACACTCCGCGATATCTCGAATTCCACCAGCTAATATGATTCCTTTTTCATCTTCTACTATAAATGCGCATAAATAGTTTAGAAAATCGGGAAAATCAAACTCCTCCCAGAAATATGAATTATGAAGTTCCCTTATCTTTTCTACGTCTTCGGGCAGAAAACAGCGAATCATATAATGATGACTTGTATACGAGCTGTGACAACCGGACTTGCAGCCGATAAAATGAAGTCAGCAGGGAGTCCCTCAAACCAGTAATCTTCGCTACCGGGATCAGGCGGACTAGAGACTTTTTGAACTCCTTCATATGGTAGTCCTTCTCCCCAATAATCCTCATTTCCTGATGGATTTGCTATTGGCATTAGCTAGCCGCCCATGTATCTACGAATGCATTACCAGCAGTTCCATTCACTTCCACGACGAATTCTAGAACACCTTTATCAGACACGGCAGCGGTAGTTCCTGACAGTTGTTCCCAAGTGTTAGCACCAACGCTAAGAGTATCAAGAACTGTATCAGAGCTAATACCCATAGCAGCATTAGCCAATACGACGAGTCTAGGTTGAATCGATCCATTATACGAGCCATCTTTCCTCGCATATACACTCATCGTGACAGTCTGACCGGAATCTACAGCGACTTTTTTACTACCACTTCTTAATGTCGCATGGTCAGTTCCAGCAGTAGATATAGAAGGAGTTAATTTCTGCGACGCTGTAGATGCCTGCACAGTGCTGGTTTCATATGCTACGGTTCCTATCTTGGCATATTCTGTCTTAGTTCCTGCTAATGCTCCGTCTGGTCTAGTTATAGCTATATATGAGCCTTCTTTTGGTGAGAATGTGCCCATTACAGCTTCAGTAGCAGATGCTAGTGTAGGACCAACTAATTCTAGCTGCCATACCATTAAACCAGAAGCATTATTTCCAACCAAAATATCACGAGTGGAGTGAGTAGTTTTAGTTCCTCCTCCTGCACCGAATACTGGTCCCTCTAATCTGAGTTTATTAACTGTACTATTAGCAGGAGCGCATAGTAATCCCTCTGGCGTAGAAAATGATGTATCCCCTGCAGTAACCCAATTCGCACCAGTTAAGGTTCCGCTTATACTACTAAATGAAATATTATCTGTAGAATTACCAAATGCAACCCAGGTATCAATTCTACCTGCATTCATTTGAGCACTATCATTAATATATGTAATACCCTGAGAACTATTTCGATAAGCAGTTAGAGTATGTAAATTATATCCAAATGGAATTGAACAAGTAATTGCTATTCCGACAGCACCATTACTATGACATATCCATGTATTATTTGTTCCCCACCCAGTTGTTCCTACTGCTGACGTAAATGTAATACCATTATTACCAGCACCAGAAGAACGAATATTGGTAATAGTTCCTAATTGGGAACCAAACGAGAATGCAGTAGTCTGATTATTTCGAACGGAAACACAATCATTAATTGTCCAGTTTGAGACGGTCATACCGGGCAAATTGATCGAGTTTCCTGAAGTTCCAGTGCTTGTATAAAATGTGCAGTGATTGATAGTAAAATTACTACAGCTAGTTGATTGAAATCTTACACAAGCTCCACTTGCTGCACCCCATTCATCAAATGACACATATTCGTAGGTAATGCCAGTTCCACTAGCAGTTACACTAAAATTGGCATTATTTGCATTAAATCCACAATGACGAAATTGAACCCACGAACAGACAACATTAGCTAAATCAGTAGTTTCAAGTCCACCATATTGTCTAGCAGAGTTATTGCTTCTAAATACAATATTACGTGTTAGAAGAATAACTTCAGCATTTACTGATTGGCTACCTTTATGAGCATTAGTTAAACCAGAAGAAATAGTGAATGAACTAGCTCCTGCATCGGCATTCAATGTTCTAGATTCTGCTTCTGTGCTAGTTCTGGTAGTTGATGCAATTGCAACTATATCTCCATTTTTCCAGCCTGTATCTGTATCAACATCAATTGTAGTAGATGCTGCTGCTTCATCTGCTGATAATGAACACCAGACAATATCTTTACCAGATGTACGTGATAGTCCCTTAAATCTAGTTGTAGCATCACCTAATGAACCCGGCCTGCTATCACCAGAAGTTGTCATTACAAATTCAATGATAGCGGTTGAATCTCGGGGTATTTCTGCGCCTGTATCTCCTATTGTCCATGTTCCACCACTATGTGCAACAATAGAACCAGTTAAACTAAGGAAATAATTTGTAGCTGCTGTTGTGCCCCAAATAAGAGTCCCACCATTTCCTATGTTAATCGCAGCACACTGCCAGTTACTAGTAGATAAACCAGTAGCACTACCAAATGTGGTAGATGCAGTATTATTCATTGTAACTGAGCGTGCAGTAGACGTAGCTGCCGCGGTCATTTCTTTGACGATAATCATCCTATCGGCAGCCGCGGGCGCCTGTGTAGTAATAGTCCTACACATTCTAGACCAATTATTGGCGGTTCCATTAGTCCACAAAGATACAGCAGTTGTGGTAGCGCTGAGTGTGGCTCGAATCAGGTATGAATCGGCTCCATTGGGAGTATGAGTAGCACCTGCCTTAAATAGATACCATCCACCTTCACGCTGAGTAGCTCCACAGGGTTTCAAATCACTAACATTAACTGTCACACTAAAAGCATTAGTGCCAGCAGTGCTATTTCGTAGCGTAATAGTAATGGTATTAGATGGGCTACCTGCTGCTCTACTGGCTAATTTAACCAATACAGCATCTATAGCTACAGCAGCAGGCACAAATGTAGCCGAATCAAGATTTCCTGTCGTTAATGCAGTCGAACCAGCCTCAGAATCAAGCACACTATTAGCATCACATGCAGCCCATGTAGCTGCTGTGGTAAAATTACCGTTAGCTGTGCAGACCAGATTAGCCATTAACCAGTTACCTGAATATCCATGACAAGAGCTAGTCTTGTAGCTGCCGAATTACTGTTAACATTAATCCTAAAACAATCACCGGCAGCCACAGAAGTAATCCAGGAAGCAAGGGTTGTATCCTCGACAGTAAGTGCAGGGGAAGTAATAGTAGGAGGAGTAGCAGAAGTAATACTATCGCCGACAACAGGCGGGTAACTACCAAAGACATCCTTCCAAATGTCGACAACAGTAGTTGTAGCAACGTCAGCAAGCATACTAACTTTAGTAATAGTTCCAGCCACAGGAAATCTGAAGTCACCTTTCACTCCAGTTGTAATTGCACTTCCGCCACCATCTATTACGAAGTTTACGGAGCGAGTTTTGGCTGCAGTTGACATTTTACTACTATCAACTGCACCAGCGGCTATAGTTGCTGCTTGAGTTCCAGAACCCGGACCAGCAGTTACATCTCCAGTAAGTTCTGTAATACCTCCGGCTCCTATAGCCGACGTTCTAACAAATGGATCTGTAGCACCATCTAATACTGTGGATACCTCATTCGCCGTCAAATCCTGCGGAGCGGCTGCACCACCACTATCATTACCTTTGATAGTTTGGTCAGCCATATTCGCCATTTTGGCGTTAGTAACAGCACTAGCAGCAATTGTTGCCGCAGCAGAACCCGGTCCTGTAGCTGTAACATCTCCAGTTAATGCTGATATCGCACTTCCACTACCCGCAGCCGCTAAAAGATGCCAAGTTGTGTCGTATACGTAGGTATCTCCTGTATCTGTTTCATACCAGATATAAATAGGCTGCCCCGTCGCGGGCGGAGCAGGGACAAATGCCAATCTCTCAGCATTAGTACCATAATGAATATATTTGGGAAGTGCAGTATCACTCATGGTGTATACGTGACATAAATGAAGTTGCCTGTCCCATCATCCATCGGATTTGGTGGATTAGCTCCGTCAGACAACACCACATAATCGTCTCCGGAGCCGCCACCACTAGCATTAATCGTTCTCTCATTTGCTACGGAGTCGTCAAACGTGATATTTGTGCCTGCTATTAGTTGCCGCGAATTTGGTAAATCTCCTACTTCAGCGCCAGTAGTCAAGAAGGTTGCTTCCGAAATATCACCCGGAATACTATCCTCAACTTCAGCAATTGTTGCTGCTATTTCATCTTGTAATTGTCGCGTAGCCTCAATTAGAGCCTTAATAACCTGATATAGTGGATTATTCGTGGTCTGAAGCGTTGATGCATTCAACCACTGTATTAGTCGATTTAAGTCTCTCATCCTCTACCTGGGAATGACGTATATAGTGGTTTCATAAACACGACGAGTCTATTTATTGCAAACCACTCGTTAATATCAGTGACCTTTATTTCTAGACTCATTCTCTGCTTTCTTACATTCAATCCTAGCGTCGGCTGACGATGCGTGGCCGATGAAAGAACATAAGGATTAAGTGTCTGACTTAATAAATCGGAATTCATTCCATTTTGGATGTATGCAGCTACATCTAAATTTCCACTTCCTAAAACACGTAGACGCACACCATTAAAATGGTTTATTGACTCCCCCTGAGATTTCATCGAGTATTTAGGCACCGAAATACCCCGTTTTAGCAAAAGGAGTCGGCATTGCTACATTCTCGGTATCAGCGGGGTCATTAATTCTCGTGTAGACCTTGTCGTAGTGTTGATTTGGGACTAATGTATACATTCCCGAACCATCTACGGAGAGAACCATTACCGCACCAAGTGCTGAATCTATCTCCAATCCTCCGGAACCTGTCATTTCTAATTCTGGTGGCGCTCCACCAACATAAGTAAGTTCAACAGTTAGAGCAGTTATTCTAGCTTCTCCTACTACTTTGGGATAATTAGCACCCCAAGTAGTTCCTACTCTATCTGCTCCAAAATCTAAGAATCTGACACCAAATCTATTCCTAACATGACCATAAAAACTAGTTCTGGCAACAAAAGCAGATGGTGAAGTTGCTGTTAATACAGTTGTTCCAGATGCACTTTGGGTAGAAAAATCTATGGAATCTCCGCTCGCGCCGGTAGCTGCACTACAAGTTCCTGCTTGAGTGCAATTAGTTAGTAGAGTGTATTCCCATTCTATTGTTACTTCCATGTAGCAGCTAGTAACTGTGCAGCCAACTGGAAGCATTGCTAAAACTTCTGCTTCTGGTATCTGAAATATTGCACCCCAATCTAAAAGGTCATATAATGCATAAGGATTAAAGAATTCTTCTACTACTTCAGAAGTAATATTACAGTATCCTCCTGGTGGAACAGTCGCAGCTTCACCAAACCCCATTAAATCTGGATCAGCAGCTACAGTAATGTATCTATTGACTAGAGGATCCGTATCAGTAGTAGTTCCAACAGGCGGGCTTGGACTCCAAGTGCTAAAGGATTCCCAATCTGGCCCGCTATAAGTAGCTACACCCATATTAAGACATCTGCAAGGTAATGCGCGGCTTAATTCTGATTTCCGCGTCAGTTTCTGGTGTAAATGGTGTAGTAGTAAGTCTTTCCTCCCAGAGTAGTGTCAAATCATCCGAAGTAGTGATGTAATATCCATAAATAACACCAGGAGCATTAGTTACACCAGTAAAAGTCCATGTTATAAAGCTATTATAAATGGCTATAGCAGGTGCGCCACCTCCTACAGTCCAATTCGCGAAAGTAAGATTTTGAACAGTGTATCCTCCTCCCACAACTTCCGTGAGACTAGATACCGTATCACCCGCGACGGGAGTATGGTTATTACTAAACAGATGTATATGTAAGGTCTGATTAACAGTATTATTCAGAACTGCTGCTAATCCGACCTCTGGAGCCAAGAGACTCATGATCCTGCTCCAATAATCAAGTCATCTATGTTTGTAAGAGCTATGGTATTCACATTAATAGTGAAACTCCACGGCCACCATTTAATCTTCATAGGATCTAGTCCATCAGAATAGTCAGCTTTTAGCATCGTATAATCTGGCAAGTTAATAAACAAACTCTTACTGATTACATCGTTGCATAGTTGCATTCGACTAAAAAACTCTCTATTCTGGGTAAACCACAAATTCTGTATCTTCCAACTTAATTCAGGTATGGCATATTTGCCATTAAAAACCATGACTCCTGCGTATGAAGCGACAATCAAAAAATCAAGGCTAATTTCACCCGAATCTATTACTGTAGCAACTCCATGCACGGGACAACCAAAAGCCTGGTCAATTTGGGTAAAAGGCCAAGTAGAAGGAGCGTCGCCATTATCAGAATAAGCGTTAGTTTTAGCTCTCTTGAAGACATATAATACGTCACGAAGTTCTGCAAATGTAGTTATCGCGGTCCCGTCCAAGGGAATGATAAGTAGTCCATCAATTTGTGAGATAGCTTCAGGCTCACCAGCAGTAGATACGAGAGCAAGAGATATATCAGTATAAGTAGCACCGACACAAAGTCTATTTTGGTATAGACCCAGTGCAGCACCTGCAGGAATTTCCGCATAGTTATCCATCAAATGCGAAGCATCTTCTAGCAGGTCTGCGTCATAAAACGAAATATTTGATAGTGTAGTAGCTGAATTATTCGCTATTCGTCCGTCGGGAATAAAGTAGAAAGTATAGCCAGCAGTATCACCATTGAAATCAGGGATAACAGCAGATGCCACAAGTCTACGAGCAATAACATTAGGATCTGCTGAGACAGGAATGTCAGCAAAATCTACTCCGTGATCCGCGACAGTTGTAAAACTACTTAGTCTACCCGGTGCTGTAATAAATCCACTGGAAGTCTCGAAACAGACTCCGAATGTGTGTGTGCCCGGATCAGTATAGCCTGATGCAGCACTATTAGTAATTGTAAGATCCATACTTTCATCTGGTTTTGTTCCGGCAGCTTTTCTAATTGCTGTTCCATCTCCTGCGTAAACATAGACGAACTCGTTCTGGAGTCCCTTTTCGACAGCAGTATCCCCAGAGCCAAATGTAGCGAAGAATGAGATGTAAGCTCGTCCTGCATATGATACACACTTAAAATCTGGCGTAGTGCTCATACCCGTTAAGGTATGTATTGGGCCTAATACCGTCGTGCCATTAACTACGTGATACAAATTGTATGTAGTCGATGTAGTCGTATCACGCGTCAATACTAGCAACGTATATCCAGACTGCATTACGTAATTATGCATCCGGATAATATTCTGTAATGGTGAGGCTACATTTTGATGCAGTCCTAATCCGTCGCGCGACATGAATCCTGAGCCGAATCTAGACGTATCGAGGTTGTCACAATCTCGAAAATGGTCTAGAGGAACATCTTCTTGATCCCCTCTATCCCATAATCCGTTAAATTCCTCGACAGGAATTGGCTCATGGTCCTTAAATTGTGACATCAAAATCCTCCCCGAGCTTTATACGAAGCACGGAACGGACGATGCCGCGTGACAATTTGCTGTCTTCCCTTATTATTAATTCCCGTAATTCTCTCCAGAGCCTTTTCAGCATTCTCATTTAGCACCTGCGCTCTCGTCTCATTTTCTCCAATGAACATCGCACAGAACGCAGCAGTCTTAAATGAGAGATAGGAACGAGAATTTATCGCCCCTATTACCGAATTTTGGTCAACAGCTTGCGTGATACCTTGTCGCACGTATTTCAGTTGAATTTCTCTTTCACTCGTCGCGCCATTCGGATTGAACTTGATTATCTGGTCTTCCCACGACCATACTAGAAGTGAACTATTCGCAGGAAATGCCGACATAAATTCACGACGATTCAGCGGAACAAACGCATTCTCTGTTCCACTATCTCTTTCAGCTACTTCTTGAATTTCAATCAAGTCCGATGGATAGTGAGGTGTTGTCACACTCTCCGTAGGCGTAAGTTGATATAGTCCTACAGCAAGAACTATAGGCGAAGATGTAACTAGATTCGTTGGTGAGCTATTACTTTCCTCTAAGCTCTCTACCAACTCATCTATCGCCATATTTAGGTAGGGAAGAACTACTGCGTATGTATAATCATCCTTTGCAGAATCATTCATAAGCGCAGCAGCTCTATCCATTACCTCCCCTGCCGTAAGAGAAGTGGTACTCATTTTTTCTCAGCTTTCTTCCGTCTTTCTTCGTCGTCTTCTTTCTGGAATTTCTTTTCTGATTCCAGATGTGCAGTAGCCGCATCTTCTACAGTTTTTCTAACTGCGTCTCTTTCCTTCGTCCTCCTTTCTTCTTTCTCCTTCTTTTCCTTTTCTTCTTGTTCCTCTGGTGTCACAACAGGCGCAGGTTTAGGTGCAGGAGTGGGTTTAGTTTCAGCCATTGTTCCTCCTATGACACAGTTAGAGTATACGTGGTGCCCGAAATCGTCATCGTTACTGTCGTCACGCCGTTCATGTCAAACTCTTTCATAGGCGGAGAATTCGTATCGCCACCTGTAAATAGCTGCATGATTTTCCGGTCTGGTAGAAACAATACGCCACCAGCACCAGTGAATACTCCTGCCGTAACCGTGCGATCCGGTCCTGTCTTCGCTGTTACAGTTGCATTTACAGGCATTTCTTCCTCCTACTGAGCAAAGGTTAAACCGAGCTTCTTCGCAAGTTCTGGATCCGCGATAGCCTTACATACCGCGCAAATCGGGAATGCAGGGTTTCTGAGATTACCGCACGCAATACAACGCACCAATTCTGCGGTTTGAATATCTCCTAACCACGGTTTGGCAGTAATATTCAATTCTCTAGCAGCAAGACGTGCGTCGTCACTGATACTTAATGGATTTCCGTTACTGCGGCTCCATAGAACGTCAGCAATCTTGATAATTTCGAGATACCACTTCTTTTGATTGACTTGTGCCTTCAAAAGTAGCGGCATATGCTCTTTCTTGACTTTTTCCGCAGTATATTCACCCGGTATATAAAAAAGACCGGGCATTTGGTCCGCCATGTTACATGCAAGCAGACCATTACAGTAATCTCGCACGATAGAGTCGGCAATTTGAATACTAGATACCGGAATTTCAAGTAGGGGCTGGTTTTCATCTACATCTCGCCACCAACTACTTGTGCCGACTGCTAAGACTGCTGGATTTTCAAAACTTCCAGCGGAAATCTCGAAGATTCCGGGCTGAATCGTAGCTTTTCTCTCCGAAATAGGCTTCGGATAGATAGAAACTACAGTGCTTTTATCCATTGGATTAACTGGAGCACGAATCGTCCTCCGCTTCATTTGCTCCAACCCTGGAAATTCGCCTACCTGCATGATTTACCCCTTTTCATAGTTATGTGGGACTACAATTGCCTCATCGTGTGCGAGTGCATCAGTAACTTCTGTCTCGTTACCGAATAATTCCTTCTCTATCTTCGCGACTCGTATTTCTGGATTCAGTGTTTCTTCTGATTCCTTATATTTTGCGAGACTTTTCTTGCCTAACGCAGCATAAACTGTATCTACAATGAATTTAGTTCCTTCCCAGATCGGTTGTAGAGGCTTGTCATTCTCATCTCTATAAGACCACAACGGCTCATATGATAGTTTACTGATAGGTAGTTCTGGTTGATTTGCATCAGGCACGATAACTAATCGTTCTAATACCCAAAAATCCTTCAAGTATGGATATTTCTTTACTTCACGAACTTCTGGATATAATAACTGGATTCCCGAATCCAGAGTCGAAGTAAGTTTCTGCTCTGTCTGGTCATTAGCCCACACTACACGAAATATAGGCCGCCCGGTAATCGTATCAATACCATAGTAATCGATTAACCGCTGATTAATAATAGTTATATCTTGCATGTCATTACGCGTGATTAAACGGTATGCGCGTCCCACCACACACCTACACTACACCATGAGGCATCCACTTACCTGCGAGTGTGCTCCACACGTAGGCATAGAGTCTATTTGTAACAAGAGCCTGAGACACAGCGATATTACCCGCTGCACTCAATGTGACTCCTGCTCCATTCGTATAGACGAAAATCAACAATCCTCCCCGACTGCTAAGAATCAGGGAATGATTGATTGTATCTACTTGCGTAGTTCCAGTAATACGAACCAAGTCAGATTTCACCTGAATCGTAGCTGCTGAAGCTATAGACTCTTCTTTCAGTCTACTCGAACCATATCCTGGTATCATCTCTCCACCTCCTCCACCATGAGATGACGTATTTGCTCAGTATGCGGATAGTTTACCTGTCCTTCTCCGGCAGTATCGTATACGACCTGCCATCCTGCCTTTGTCCACAGAATTCTTACACCTACATGCGCGTAGTGTGTTGCACTACAGTCAAGATCGCAGTATATTCCTACGTCTTTATCACGCAGTCGGTCGAAGAAATAGATATCTTCCCCAAGTTGGTCAGGAATATATGGATTATATCTAATCCACGGTTCCTCCAACTTTAGAAATACATCTGTTTTGATGAGAATTACGCCGAATCCACTTCCCATTATGGGAATTAGGCCCTTATCTCTATCATTCAACTTATAGTATTTGAATGTATGTCCATCTACTATTTCATTGAAGAGATATGGTCTGTGAGGAAAACTCTTACCGGGTAATACCCCAGTGACAATATCCTTATCGTGCTTCAGTAACTGAAATAGCACATCAGGAGTAGTAGTTACGTCGTCGTCCAAGAAAAACAGATGCGTGCAGTTATTCTGCAACGCAGATCTAATTGCTATATTCCGGTTATGAGCTATCGACGGTCCATGAATAAACTCTGTCAGAGTTCCCGGCGGGCGCTGTATGATATTGAAATAGTCGTAAAACTCGGGACGACGAGTCTCAGGAGCAGTAGGAACTGCCATCATAACTTTGTAGTTAATACCTATGGCTGTGCAGATAGCATTCCTTACTATCGTCCTCTTTACTTGATGTCTTGCGTATTCTTGGTCATCCTCCATGTAAGCAGTTTTCCATTCTGGGCCTAAATTCTCATGGTGATGAATAATTTCAATGTCTGGAAGATAAATCCGCCTACTTGCCGGATGAATATCCCAAATCGTATTATCGCACTTCGTTATCTGAAACAGAGGCGACAAAATATCGGGGGCGATTTCGAGGACTTTACGCGAGAAAATAGGATGACATGCAAAATTCTGATCAAAAATATTGTCCTTGAAATGAAAAAGGACAAAACTATCTGGATATTGATCATAAGGAATCATGATATCCCAGTTCGGCGTTACGAACTCCATATCATCATTCGCCATCATCAAAAAGTCGCCCGACGCTACTTTCGCTGGCATCTCATGAAATGTAGAACGGTATTTAGACGCAGGAGAATAGCAGTATACGATATTACCTTCACTATGAGGCGCGCGGTCGCCGTCGCGACATATGACTATTTCAATATCTCGATAATTAGCCACAGTTGCACGAATACTCTGCAACAGCTTTTGTAGCTTCTCGGGATATTTCGACGGAACCAAAATAGACAGTTTAGGCATCATATATACAGCGCGTGGTAATTGAGTATGCGCGCCCCACTCATTTACTACGAGATGGCTCCAGGATAATACTTCGCGTATTTCGAGCTATACACAAGAAATACAGGAATGTTTACCCCCGGATCAGCCGCTACAGCGATATTTCCGCTCGTAGCGAACGCACCCATAGCATCAGGAAAGATCAGACAGAGCATATGATCACCCGATACTGGCGGAGTGATCGTAGCAAGCTGAGTCGTTCCTGTAATATGAGTGACAAATCCTGTCGGCGCAATAGTTGCCGCCGCAGGAACAGTCGCAGCTTTTGCCGAAGCCGCGCTCTGCACAGTGCTGAAAGCCTGAAAATCGAGGTCTGCCATGATTCCTCCTCAATATCCAGACGGCACAGCGAGTGCGTCAATATAGCTGCAAGCAGCAGGATTCGACACGAATGTCTGCATACCCACAACCATGTAGAAGATTTCCGCTGCGGCTACACCACCGCTCGCGCCACGAATCTCGAAGATTTTCCTTCCATCAGTCGTATAGAAACCGATAGGCAGAATCTCTCCGCGACCCCAGACTTCATCCACGACGAAGTCAATACGGGTCTTATCCCAGTTGTAGCTAGGAGTAATAGGAGCACCAGCCAACTGCATGTTAGAACCACCGAAATACATATTCAGTGCTTCTTCTCGTGCAGCCTTCTGGATAATCGACACAAGCTGGCCAATTTCCTCATACGCCTGCTGTTGACAGGGATGTGTCCACGCCTTGGGCGAGAAGTTGTTCTCAATCCCTACTCGATTCCCGATTTTATTGATCGCCAATCGAGGTAGAGGAAGAGTCAACGCAGCAGAACCCGCATTCACTCGATTTGCACGAATCTCAGGAGTCGTGCTACGGGAGAATCCGAGCCATGTGCCGCTAGAAGCGTTGGAATGATGATACGGCACACCGAACAACGCAGGTAGTGACGCAGGTGCAGAGATACCTGACGTAACGATCTTATCCGTAGCAATCGCACCGGCGATTGACGGAACAGATACAGTCTTGTTCTCTACGTCCCATCCGTTGATGGTTCCTGAGCCACGAAGCGTCGCGAGTGTAGTATCGAATACCTGAATAGTCTGACCATAACGCATCAGACGCACGCCAAATCCGTCTGTCGTGCAAGTATAGGTATCCGTGCCTCCAGAAGTCGCGACGGAAGTAATGGTGCCGATAACACCATCGCCCGTCTGCATCATCTGGCTATCAAGCTGACGCCGCAACTCGTCAAGAGCCGTTGCCGTCAGACGCCTGACACTATTGATGATGGCTTTGCGCGCATCATCTGTGGCCCACTGTGTCAATTTCGTGTATTCGATGTTCTCTGACAGGAATACACAATTCAACACAGCTTTATCGAACGTAGGCCCGCCGCCACGTCCGAGATCACCACCATCAGGATTGAAATACTGGAAACTTCCGCCGGGACGTAATTCCAGCGGAACGCGCATCTGTCTGTGAGAGATCTTTTCTACGTCACGCTTCTTGATGTTGGCGTAGAACTTATCATCCCTTTCAAACAGCACGCGAACCTTCGGTATGACCCTTTCCAGTTCTAGGGCCGCTACCTGGGATTCAACAACTGCCATTATTTCCCCCTAGTCTTTCATCAAGACATCAAGTGTAGACATACCTTTCGGTATATCTGATGCTTTCTTGTATTTTCCACTTGTAGGGGGTGTGGAGTTCCCTGCTTTTTCTTTCGTTGGAGACTGTTTTGCAGTCTCTGTAGAATCTTCTTCATCACGTCTACTACCAAGTCCTTTCATGGCGTCATTCCTAGCCTTTTTTATGACTGAAGGCAACAGTGTTTTCGCCTTTGAAAGATACGCAGACTTGATTCTATCAGTAGACGTTTTGTCAAAACCTGATTCAAATGCCTTTTCCCAGAGCTTATCCAACAAACTACGGAATCTTGTATCCTTGTCTATCAGTTTCTCTAGATTACTGAAAGCCTCTTGGGATGCATGACTCCTTACGTATTCTGTCATTGTCTCACGAGGGTCTATATGACCTGCAATCGTGGACTTTAGCACGTTATCAGCCTTTGTCTGGAGGTCATCTCTGACAGACTCAAATTGCTGATAAAATCTCTGCTGCTCTTGCTGCTGATAATGTTGTTCTCTAGCATTATCTTCAGGGCGAACATGCTGCGCCAGATTTGTTGGCGGAGTAAAATTCTGACTCCCAAAGACGAACTGATTTAAGACGTTCGCAGCAGCTTGTAACGGGGCTCCCTGTTCTCCCAGTGCGCGGCCCTCACGCACCATCGTAATAATCGTATCCTTGATTACATTTCCAAGGACATGAAAGTATGCTTGTTGGTCTACTTGACGTAATGCCGGGAGATAATTATCAGCAATACGATTAAAAGCCTCTTGATTCTCATTCTTCGCTGCCGCGAGCACGACGGAGATATCTCCGCTCATTACTCGCTGTTCAGTCTGGTCAAGAATTTGCGCTTTTTCTACCGCAGTCTTAGCATCCTGTATCGTGGGTAGCAACTCCGTGAATTGTTGCTCCCTATAATACGCCTTTTCCAGATACGGAAAATCTTTGAACAGTTTCGGATACTTAGCAAGTATTTCTCGTCTCTTTACTGGCGTCGTCAGTTCAACTAAATCTTCCTCTTTTTCCTCATCTTCGTCCTTGAGTTCTCGCTCAAGTTCTTTTAACTCGTCATCCTCTTCTTTTCCAGTCTTTTCCTCTCCTTCTTCTCCTTCTGCTTCTTCTTTCTTAGACGGAGTAATGTCGAGGACTTCAGTTTTTTCTTCTTCCGCATTTAATAGCTCAAAAGTTTCCTCATTATCTGAGGTCGGGGTTTCATCATTGAACTGTGGGCTCATTTTCACCGACTCCTAATGGTTGACCAGTACTTTCTGGTGGTTGTCCTTGCCCCTGCTCTGATCCCTGTATCAGAGATGGAGGCGGTGGGTTCGGCACCTTTATTGGGGGAGGCATCATCCCCTGTTGTGACATCATCTGTTGCTGCATGTCCTGTACTTGCATCTGCATTTGCATATCTTTATGCATCTTCATATGCAGCAAGACATTCTCGTATCCTGCTGGATTCTCTAACTTGCAGAGTCTTCCTGCGTCGGACACAAGCCAACGTCTGTCAATATCCATTGCTATTTGGTGATTATCTACGTCGAAATCCGGTTCCACAGACGGAGTTCGCTGCGGGGGCGGTGGTGGCATCCCACTCATCATCGCCTGTTGCATCATCATCGGGTCTGGAGGAAGTTCTATTGGCTCACTACTGATCAACAGTTGAATTTCCTCGTATTCTTTCTGCCTATCATCCTCACCAGGAATTATATAGTCCGTAAGACCAATAGCTTTCTTGAGATATGGAATATTCTCGGGCGACGCCAGAGTTGCAGTAATCCCCTCGTTATTGATATTAAACAATTCCATTATCGCGTCTTTTTGCTGGTTCCACGTAATAGGCAGATTTTCATTTGCTTCTAGTTCTACAGAGCCAATCTTACCCTGTAATTCTGCCATTCGAATAAAGACGTTGACGAAATTGCCAAATTCGTCCTTTTGAACCTGTTTTTCATCGTCTTTCATTTCCTTTATATACATTGGAATAGCTTTCCCATGAATATTTTTCCACCATAGGAGAAGCATTTTCCAAGTAGTTTGAAGACGTTGTAGTGCCTGTGCTCTAGACATGCTATACTCAGAGGCAGTCCTGCTACCGGACATTTGTCCTCCGAAGAGACTAGGCAAAGCACCGGACACGAGTTGACCGATTTCCTGTATCTTGGCTGCGAATGGTAATACTTCCTGACTAAGAGTAGCAGTTTTAACTTCGTAAAATCCCTCGCTTAATGGCTTCCCGCTTTTCGGCGTAGCTGGATGAATACTTCCTGGTAGAACTTCAGAATTTCTATATGCGTGGAAGTTCAGAACTTTAGGGTCCGCAAACGTCTGAGGTATTCCGTGTTCCACAGTCTGAAGGACAAGCGAAATGAGGTCGTTAGTGATATCTTGGACTGAAGTGAGTAGTAAACCAATAGGATCAAAATGAATATAGTCCGCCAAAGGATTATAAGTAAGAGTCCAACAATCGTCCAGAGCCTCATTACACGCACTAACCACACAATCATTAATCACCACTACTTTTACACCATCAGGAAATTTCTTTTTCAGTTCTTGCGCTTCTTCTTGACTCAGAACATTGAAAGCACAAGGACGAAACCAGCAATTCCTAACAGTAACGTTGTTAATAGGATGCTCACCATGATATTGAGGAGATGTTCGTCCCCACTGCTCGTATAAGTCATAGTTAGCTGCCCCTTTCGTGATCTTATCCCATAAATCAGGATACTTTTCGAGTGCGTTAGCGTAATGTGTTTCAAACGAGTAGATGAGATACGAACATTCATTCTGATTGCGTGCCCAGATAGGAACCTTCACAAAGAGGCCCCCGTAAACTTCCATGCAAATTCTAGACTTAGGATGTTTCGTGACTCCCACAAGACGAGTCACAGTAATAGTCTGCTGCCTCATCTCAGGAATCATCATGGCCCCACACGTAGGACACATTTCTAGTTCTTCATTCTCTTCTAATAATGCATCTACCGCGACGTCCGCGTCGTCCGGCATGAATTTATCTTCTTGCGTCGCGCGGATAGTCGGGTCAGCTAGTTCTGCTCCACAAATTGAACAGATTTCTTGCTCTTGATATTCCGGTTGGTCCTCGTATTTTTTTTTCTCATACGTTCCGTATTTCTCGTCGGCCTTCGGATACGTATAGCACGCAGTCATGCCTTCCGTAACGAATACAAATAGAGCATGTAGCCACAATAACGGCATGTCATTATGCTTGAATAGCAGGGATGCGATCTTATCGCCCGTCTTCGCAGTAATTACATCGAGAGGATTGTCAGCATCATCAGGATAACAGGTGACAGGAGGAACAGTAACACTAAGAGCAGCAATAATACTTTCGAGTAAAGCTCGATAAATATTAACTGGTTTATCATAATAGCCTTGATCTGACTCTTCTCCTGCTCTTTCGAGTTCAGGAATTCTCCAGTCGTGCGCGACTTCACTATAGTATGTATGCTGGATATTTTCCCACAACAACTTGAGCCGACGCCACGTTCTTATCTGACGATCGCGCACACTTCTGTCTTCGTCGTCGAAATGATCGACAATTTGTTTTAGAAGTGCTTTAGTATCGTCGTCAAGTTCCTGTGCCATATATTAATAATCAACGAATGCAGGATTTGCGGCGCGACGACCTGCACTAATACTTCTAGCCAAATCAGGGAAATTTGTATTACGACGGGGAACAGCGTATCTAGGCTGCTGCGGAGGCATACGTGAAAAATCTGGCGGAGGAATCTCACCAGTCTGATCCCCCATAAGATTCATAGCATATGGAGAATTCATTCCGCCGCGATCTATACTTGGACCTTGATCGCCGAAACTCTGTGACAAGTTGTTTAGGAAGCCTGACAATGCTCCTTGATTCGCTCCACTATCGCCCGGCGATACAAATCCTTTCGTATTGCCGACGAGCATATTCTTGCCTGTCTGCTTTCCTATCGCACCAAGATTTGACATAAGTCCTTTTCCTGTAGGAGAAAGACCCTTACCGGCGATTTTATCAATACCAGGAATTTTGCCGCCCAGATATGATGTCCCTGCTCCAATTGCAGCACTTCCTAACGCTTGTTTCCAACTACCGCCCGACATCTTTTTATCCAGTGCATTCATACCTGCACTGACAGCCATTGCTGCAGCAGGACCGCCAAACATACCTGCGGCTACTGGCGCAGCATATTTACCAACTTTTACTAGACCCTTTTTAAGTCCACCCCAGAATGACATTTACTTCCTCTTCTTTCTTCTGTGTAGAACATGATCTGAGGGGCCAATTCCTTTTCTCTTGTTTTCCGTCGCGTAAAATACTCTCTCACCTTTTTCGTCGCCGTATTCTTTCTTCATGGCTCGCATGACTTTCTCGCCATGACCGCCATAATGTTTCGAGAGTGGCATTTTTACTATCCTTCGTTCGCAAGACCCATTTCTTTTTCTAGTGCCGCGATCTCTTTGTGCTTATCTTCCAGTAATTGTTTCTGTTTTCTATCCTCAGCTTCTAACATTTGCTGCTTAACACGCCATGGTATAAACTGTGGCTGTATTGGCCTCATTTCCTCTTGCGACTTTTCTATGAGTGGTTCGGGCTTCTCCTTATCCAGCAACTTATTTAGGAGGTCACGGCGTTCACGCTCACTCCCTGCAAGCTGTTCGCGCAACACTTCACAAGTCGCACAAGGAATCGGCTCAAGTCCAAACCACTTATACAAAAGTAGCTTCAACATTAATGATGCCTATATCTCACAATTGGTTTAAGTCCATTAGCTTCGTCGGACTCTATTTTATGCATATTGCGATAGAATCCAGTCCAGTCCTGCGTATATTCTAATTGTTTAATGAGAGCTTCTTGCTTTTGTATCTTTTTGAATTCCTGATTCGCGTCGTCGAAGTATGCTTCTGCTGTATCCGTAAGATATCGGAGTCCATCAATAGGATCGTCTCCCTCAAATTCCGCGATATCTTCAGCAGGCTTGTTATTCTTTGGCTTGTCGTAGCTACATGCTTTAATTGCCTCAACAAGAACTGGAGCCGCATCCTTAAATATCTGTAATTTTGGAATGTTGGCTTCAATTTCTTGCGGCAAGAACGAGTCGAGATATGCACGATATTCTCTAGGATTCCTATTTCGATACAGCCACATAGCATATTCTTCAGAAAAGACTGGCACTTCAGTCTCATTCACATGCTTTGGCTGCCATCGTAAATATTCGTGTATCAACTGCTTACCTGCGACTCTACTTCCCGGCGAATTATCTGAAAGCTCGATTGACAATCCTAATTCCGCTTCAATCTGCTCTTGAATCGTGTGCTCCTGCCCACGGTCCTGCTTCGCGCTCTTACAGAATTTCACGACTCTTGGACTTTCTTTGTCGATCCACAACTTAACGTAAGGAGCCCACTCAGCAATCTTCGTTTTTACCCAATGCTGCTCTCTATATATATAGACACGCTTCGTCGGGCTGATTGCCGCGTATCCAATCCATGTCATCGCAGCAAATCCCCAATCGCCCACGACTATTCTGGGCCACCAAGCAGGGATATCAAAAGCCGGTATAACATGAATTGCATTCTCTGGCTCATCTTCGAATTTCCTATCGCGGAATTCATCGAATACTTGTCCTTGATATGCGTCCCAGTCACCATGTAGCTTAGCTTTTCGCTCTGCTTCTACGGTAATACCTTGCAATGATTGCTTATACGTAGGATCAATATGCTTATTATCATCTAACGTCGAGTGAATATAGATTCTTTTGTTACCTCCTTTTCCAATGATAATTTTTCCGCCTTTAGGAGCTGGTTTAATGAATCGCTTATAAGTCCAAGTGTGCCCAATTCCACCAGGCATTCCGGCAGCTCTGGTGATAGAGGGCAAGCCAGAGTCTTTTGGCGCGCGATTACGTTGAAAGGTGATATAGGTATAAATCCATTCAGTGAGGCTAGTAAGTTCGTCCGGAGTATACAAGCAGATTTGCATTGTATCGTATTGATGCACATCATCTTCATTTTCGCAGTGCCCCAGAAAAATCATTGCACCGTCATTACTTCCACCTGTGCCACCATATTGATCGGGCCGGGGGAAAGTCCAGCACATCTCTGTCTTATTGAGTGTTGCTCCAAATTTCCTATATAGTTCACGACTTCTTGGAACAATCTCATTACGGAGTTCTGGATAGGTTCTTCGCATGAAAACTTGCTTGAACTTAGAATGTTCATGCCATCTATGAACAATTCCATAGAGCAATAATACATCGGACTTCCCTGAACCTGCTCCGCCTCCATAGAATGCTTCCTTTATTATCGTCGGAATAGACAGAAATAGTGCTTGCTTAGGTTCTGGCTTCCACTCGTTTAGAATCCTTCGTGTCTGGTCTTCCAGATTCATTAGAACATCATCCCGCCGCCACCGAAGCCACCCCAACTCGGCGCGATACCTCTTCTCATCATTGTCTGCCATCTAGGGGGTTGCATTCCTCCAATATCTTGAGGATTGGGTTCTACCATAGGTTGCGCGGGTGCATTTTGCTGTTGCGGCATGACATGGGGTCTAACCATACCTCCTCCGAATCCTCCGGGGAAGAATCCACCGCCCATACCGAATCTTCCGCCACCTCTGCCCCAACCTCCCATACCAATAGCCGGTCCCATTTGTGGCTGCTGTGGTTGGTCAGGAGCTTGTGGCTCCATTTGTGGCGGCGATTGTGGCATTCCTCCTCCCGGCATTTGTTGACCCATCATTCCGGGCATTTTCTTACCCATACCGGGCGACGGGCCGATTCCCATGAATCCCTTACCCATCTGCATGGGATGTTTTATATTCTGTATAGGATGTCTGCCGAGAGAATGTGCCGCCTTAATTGGCGCCATTCCGAATCCCATAGCTTTTTTAAAAAAGTTTGCCATTGGTTTTCTCAGTCTCTTTTAAGAGTTATTACCGCTGCTCCCGCAGTGCTCTTGATAAATCCGCCACTAACCGTCGCGGCTCCGCCCGTAAGTGTCGTAGCTATAGAATTCGAGAATCCTACAGCATTAGACTGCGCAATCGTCGGCGATCCCTCTGCAATGAGTGTGCATTTCACAGCAGGCAAAGCATAGACAGTATTCTGGACGAGCGTTACTGGCATTCCTATCGGTAGAAGTTCTGTTGGCATCAGAATACTCCACTCAAAAATCCACCTGCACCAAATAGAATTCTCAGAGCATAGATCGCAAACGCCACGATTATTACTACACGGGCGATCTGTTTGAGCGTCGCGTCTATTGGAAGTAGATTTATAACGTAAAGGGCTGCTCCAACAAGAATCAACAGAATGAGGAGAGCTAGCATTTTATTTCTCCGCCTTACCATCTGCCGCAAGAGTTAGCGTCACAGGTCCAATTCTCAAATTGGCCGGAGGAACTGGTGGAGGCTGTGTCGCCTTTGCTGTTACCTTGAACTGAAATTCTGTAGATGGCGCTTGTCCCGCGCCATTATCAGCCCGTATTACCTGTATATGATTTCCTATTGGCGGATTTGTCCAGAGACATGATAATGTCCCCATTTGACCAGTTCCACTAAACTGTAGATTCATCGTCGCGGCGCTATTGACGCCGTCAGAGATACAAACTGCTTGTGTGAGCGTTGGTCCTGAATAATCTCCAACAACTCGGAAGCTAAATCCTTGTGCCATCTCAGGAGGTGAGAGTTGCTGGAGATAAGGCGGATAAGCACTGGCCCATCCTGTGATACCATTCTCAAATGCAATTCTAGACCACCACCATCCAGCACTTTCAAATACTGGAGGATCGGATTGCACAACTCCATATTGACCTGGAGGGACTGCATCGGCAGTAGTGCAGACATGATTATCTTTGCCACAAGTTCCGCTTAATGATGGAGTATTACGAACTAATACAGCTTGTCCAACTTGCAATCGCATTCCAGCGGGATATGCTGGATACTGTGTAGTCTGACTATATACCGAATTAGCCAGTAATAGACTACTGAACAATATAGCCGACGCATTCTTCAGTGAGGACAAAGTTATTTCCTTTCTGCTGGATTCGTATTTCCTTAAACTTCGCGGCTTTAGCCTCAGCCCGCACTGTAGCTAACGTATCTTTTCTAGCATTGAGTTGTGTTTGCTGAGCAATCTTGTATAGGTTGTCTCTAAGGATGCACCCTTGGTTTCCCGTAAAAGATAAACTAGGACCGGACTCAAGTTGAGTAGTAGTATCTGTTGCGGTAATCTGCGATTGATTTCCAGTAATGATAGCGATATTTCCCGTCGCGGGTAATCCTGTAGAACATTGGGTGATTCCATTGTTCACTCCACAAAGCGTGTTAACTAGAGTGACAATCGATTTCTTACCTGACTCTTCGTAGATATATAGCTTATATGAATATTTCTGTGCTACCTCCGGTGTAGTAGTATGTGTCCACGTAACTTGTTGTGGAGGAACTGCTCCTATACTGAGGAGAGCTAGGATAAGAGCAGTCCCTCGCATGTTACTTCTTACCCTTTGGACCTGCTTCACCCTCACCTGGAAAATACGCCCATCCATAAGGCGTAACAAATCCCCATCCACCATCTGACGGCGGCGGTTTCACGACTGTTCCGGGAGGTGTATCCGGCGGAATTATCGGTGGATCTACAGGAGGATCTGGAGGCCACGGTTGACCCGGAGCATCAGGATTAAATCCGCCCGGATCTTCCCACATACCCAATCCAGGTATTCCTGCTTGTCCCATGAAAACAACACGCTGAGTGGTCCTGTTGAACAGATCGTATAACATACCACTCAAAACTACACCCTTTGCTGCCATTCTTCACCTCCTGATTTACTTTGTGACAGTGAATGTTTGTGAGTTAGATAGAACTCCTGTGCTAGTTCGCACGAGAAACTGGAATGATGTTGAGGGTGGAACTCCTACAGTACTTCCAGTAGTCTGTAGCTCATTGGCCGAGACAAATACAGTTGCCGCATCATTACCTTCGATCAAGATGACGGAGCCGGGGTCGAATCCAGTGCCTAGAACTCGCACGAGAACTGATTGCTGTTCTGCTGCGGCGGATGACGGGACAAGACTATTCACGACCGGCGCGACTACCGTGCCAGCCAAGATTGACATGATCGCCAGATATGCTCGTCGCGCAAAGTTACTATCGGACGACGATAGTGCAAGTATTTCTTGCAGTAATCTTTCCTGCTCTTGCACGGGAACATATGGAGTAACTGCTACTCGTAATACTGGAGAGAAAGGATCTTGCGGATATGGTGGGACTACCTTCTGCACTAAGTTGCTCAGAGTAACTACTGTAGCCACAATATCACTTCCCTTCTTCTGCCCGTAGGTCTATTACCTCGAAGGATTCTTCTTTTCTGAACTGAGGTGCGTAGACTATAAACTGTGGGGAGGATTTACTTTCGTCGGCCACTACTTGCGGCGGTTCTAGATCTTTAATGATAGCAGACATATTCTTTGCTATCATTGCTAGGTCTTTCGCGTCGGCGTAGTCTAACTTCTCTTGAGATATCGCACCGAGCGCCGCATTCAGAGTCTTGCTAGCCTTCTTAACTGCCTTCTCTCGCGTGCGATTAATGTGCGCGATGAGACTCTGACTCGGACTCTTATATGATGCCGTAGATGTAGCGCCTTGTGCATAGGCGGATACTGAGCTAGACGAGACTCCGAATTCTTTCGCCAATGCCACTGCGGAAGAACGACCATTCATCAAATGATCTTCCGCGATTACTTTGCGTAGAGAGTCAGGAACTTCTACGTCGCCCTCTTTTCTGCCACGCGACGGACGATCGATTATGACGCCCGAAGACTCTTCTTCTTGTGTCTTCGTTCGCGAAGTCTTCGACAACTCCTTTTCAAACTCTTCGTCTGATACTAGACCCATAGGCATAGCTACCGCCGATCTCTATTTTTACTTGAGATTTCTTGCATCTGGCGTCTGCGCCAGATGATGCGGAATAACTTGTGTGGACAGATTCCGTCTGTCGGCCCGCATTCTAGCATGAATCAACCCGAGTGTCAAGCTCGGCTAAGTGCTTCGATCAGAATGACTTACGGGAGATCGGGCGAGTGACTGAATATCAACAAGATATATATTATGTAATATGTGACTCTATATATGGGACCCAATTTATTTCAATCAAGTACGAGAGATTTTATTTCAATTTTGCCTAACACATAGTATTTCAATCAAGCCGCCGGAGACAGGAAGTAATTCTTACATACCACATGGGTAGGGGGTGGAGGAACCACTAGTACTAGATGTTGTATATCCATCGCCGATATATCCATCATCGATACACCATATGTAGTGGGGCGAAGAACGTCGCCCACAAGCGCGATATCTTGTGCAAGGTCTGGCGACACGAGCCGATCGCAGAGTCGCGGCGCCGACGGTCGAAAAAAATTTTCGAGAAAGTGAAGAAAGTTGTTGACACCAGTCCGGGCATTTGAGACAATCTCTTTGCACCGCAATAGAGGCCAGTCGAAAGACGTAAGCGCCAGACCTAAGCGAGTGCCAAGTTTGGGAAGTCGAGCAAGGCTCCTTCCCCGCGAACGTGAAAGGCGCATGTCGCGCAACCTGTGAGGTAAGATATGGCAGACATGATTGACAAAGCGAAGTCTAGCGAGACTTCTACGGCCTACGGCAAGAAACTCGACACGCCGATTAAGTTCTCGTGGGAGTGGAAGGAATATCCAGATTTCGCGACTCTCAAGAGCGCGGGCGATATGTTGAGCGAGGAAGAGCAGCTCAAGACTCGCAACACCGAGCGCGAAGCGAAAGCGCGCGGAAAAGCTCTGACGGCGGCACTCAAGGCGGCAGGTTACGAGAAGCCGACGGAAGAGAACGATCCTCAGATTGGTCTGAAGAACATGAAAAAGACCCTTCTGACGGCCAAGAAGCCAGACGGCACACCGCTCCACACGGAAGAGAGCGCGAAAGCTCTCGCGGCACAGATGTTGGGCGTTGCCTGGGACGAGTAGTTTCCGAGGGGGATGCGGCAACATCCCCCGTCTTTTCCCGCGACGAGGGGCTCCGGCCCCTCTTTTTTCGGTTCCCGACCCAACCCTTCCCTGTGCGTAGCCGCCACAAGTGGCCGCGATTCATCCTGTGCGCGATCCCTAGTAACTCCTAATTGAGATTGAGTCGCGATCTCAAAATAATATCTTGCGTCAGATATATAATTAGGAGAGAGGGAGAGACAGAGATAGATAGTATCCCACCCTTAGAGTGTCCTCCCCAGGTGACACCTAGCTTCCGCATTATCTTGAATATTTATTTTTTTTTTTTTTTTTTTTTTTTTTTTTTTTTTTATATATGTTGTGCAAGATATTTCTGGGACGAGAGTGTAATATTTACTCTTGACACGCCCACTCAAGTGTGGTAGACTCTGTTTGTCTCGCCCTCTCTCTCTCCTTCAATATCTTGGGGGCAACGAAAACTAAATCGATATCTGGAGGCAACAATGGGTAGAAATACTGGAGCTAGACATCACACACATAAGTATTTCAGATCGTCCATTGATGGTCTATGGCACTGTGGATTGCCTAGATGCACGCATTATATGCCTGGTAATATGCCGGTGCCCGCGTGGAAAATGTCTATCTGTTGGACGTGCGGCGCAGAGGTAGAATTAAATCCAGATAATATGCGTGCTGATAATCCAGTGCATGATGACTGTCGTCCATATGCAGCGTCGCCCGTAAGAACTTCAGAACATGATGAAGAGATTGATGACTACATCGAGCAGAGATTACATGAAGCTCGTATGAAGAAGTTGGCTACGCCACCTGCGATAGAAGAGCCGGAATCAGAAAACTCAATCGAAGTGATCGCCGATCATGCTCCAGATTGCGAGTCATGGTTAGGCAAGGATTGCACCTGCGGTCTGTCATGAGAACTTGAGCAAGATATTTCGTGTCTCAGAACGGAACACGGGCCTAAGTCCTTTGTTTGGAGGCACTTAACAGGGCTTGACAAGCGTGATACACTGGAAGTGCGTCAGGCTCCGCCCAAGATATATCTGGCGCAATATCTTACACCACGAATTCCGAAAGGACGTGAGTATGATTCGACCCCGCAACGTAGTCAGGCTACCGAAAGGTAGTATTTCCCCAACAGGTTCCATATACAAGAGATACGATATCGTATCTCAAGGGCGCGTATTGTCTACATACGTTGGCGCAGAGAATATGGTGTATTCGAGCGCACCATTTGTTCTGTCATACAGCGTAAATGGCAAAGTGCGCGAAGTTCGCAGCACGATACGCGAGGCTAAATAGTCATGAAACGCTTCTATTGCACAATCTGTCGTCGTGTCAAGCGTGTCCAGAAGTGGCCGATTCTATTGCAAGACCGCGAGAGTATAAACGTCATGGATAGAGTAGGCGAATGTAATCGTCACACTTCGCTTGCTAAATTCGCTATGAATCGAGTAGCAAGAAAGGCGGCAAGATAATGTCTCAGGTCGCACGTATGGACCCTCGTCGCAAGCGTGGCGATTGCGAGGGAAGTTGTGATAAAACTGATGTGGATATCTACTTGGTTCACCACAATATGTGGCTCTGCGCTGAATGCCGCGACAAAGAATTTGCGATAATCCAGCAGAATAACTCCGTCGTCAAGATTATCGAAACGTCGCGCGAGATCGATTCGCAGATAGTGCTCAAGACAGATATTCTCGTCGCGCAGACTGTGCCAGCAATGGAATTGCGGGCTGCAATAGACCAGGATGAAACAATCCCGCAAGACCAGAAAGACTACAGATTCACGGAAGAATGCTATCAGAGATACTTGAAGCTGAAGCAAGTTATTTCTGAAGAACGCAAGGCACTACAGGAGAAAGAAAATCTGCTCCGAGTGTGGCAGACAAATACGCAGGCTACCGCAGGTAAGCTGAGAGCGGACCAACGAGAGAAATACAAGGAGCTGGATTTCAACTATCAGCCAGAGCCTATCAAGAAGCAGAACAAGACTACGAAAGTGAAGACAGGCAAGACTCCGAAATTTGACAAGGCGGCAGTTATGCAGGCCGCAAATAAATACAAGGTTCCCGCGCATACCGTGCAGATTATGGTCGTTACTCGTAAGGGTGAAGTGACGCCAGAACAAGCTGCGATGGAACTTGCTCGAAATATGGGATTGCTTCAGTAGACTTTGTTCCGGAAGGACATACAGACATGACTAGACAAGAAGCAGGCGAGATGCTCAGAAAAGAGATGAATCTTCATGGCCTACAGAAGTGGGGCATAAGATTTAATCAGAATGCTGACTCAAGATTTCTTGGACTCTGTTCGTATCGAGACGAATGCATTATCGTCTCTGCTCACCACGTAGATATCCATCCGTCGGCGTCGGTCTTGAATACGTTCCGTCACGAAATTGCTCATGCTCTGACAAAGGGTCATGGGCACGACGATGTATGGGCTGCGAAGGCTCGTGAAATTGGATGCGACAATACGTTGCCCTGCTCGAATCTCTCCCTGTCGCCAGAAGTTATTGACGCTATTCGTAGCGGCGCGACTGTAGAGATGACGTTTGAAGAGCAGGTGATACGCACTCCGAAATACAATATCACGCGACTGCAAGACAAATGCGAGGTATGTGGCAGGGTCGCGAAACAAGCGTCGGAGACGTTCATTCCGATGGCTGGCGATACGACTCCAGATATCAAGATTATCACTCTGGAGTGCGGTCACAAATTGATGAAACACATTCCGAAAGGAACACCGTTTCATCTCTTCCAGATGGGCGGCGATCCGAACTGCACGCACGACTGGGATAAGAACAATTGCGTGAAGTGCAATCGCAAGAGGCCATATGCCTTTCAGCTAGAGGGAATGCTAAAGGCAGAGGCAGCACTCGCCGTCAATAATGGCTTCGCATTCTTTGACGAAATGGGACTAGGCAAGACGATACAGGCAGGAGGATTAGTATTCTTCCATCCTGAAACGTGGCCTTGTGTTTGGTTCGTCAAGTCTGCACTGAAGTATCAGACATCTAGTTTTATTATGAACTGGATGCCAGAACATTACGTGCAAGTTGTCGAAAGCTCTAAATCCGTGTTGATTAAGTCTCCGATGATTAAGCATTACGTGGTTAGTTACGATATGCTGACACCGAAGACTCGCACGTTGAAGAGCGGAGAGGTAGTGCAACAGGGATTCAACATCGAGCAATTCGATCGTGTAGGAATCAAGACAGTCATTCTCGATGAGTGTCAGCAGATTAAGAACGTAGACTCTACACGCACTCAGATGATTCGTCGCGTCGTGAAGTCTCAGAACAGAAAGGTTATCGCACTATCTGGCACGCCGTGGAATAACCGCGGCTCAGAACTCTTCCCCGTCTTCAACATGATGGATAGATTCAAGTTCAATAGCGAGGAAGATTTCAAGCGTCGGTGGGTGAGATATTACTTCGACGGGAAGTATCAGAAAGAGGGTGGAATCAACAACGTCGCGGGATTCAGGGAGTTCACGAAAGATATTTGTATTCGTCGTGAGAGAAAAGAGGTAATGAAGGAATTGCCTCTTATCAATCGCACGAAACTGAACGTCGTAATGACTCCGCAAGATGAAGAGGCATACGATGAGGCAGTAGATGAATTCGTGAAGTGGTATGAAGAGCAAGTAGAGAATATGACGGGTATGATGATTATCGCTGCTATGCAGAAGATGCGTCATCTCGTCGCGCTTGCTAAGATTCCGGCGACAGAAGAATACGTAGACGAGTTCGTCGAAGAGACTGACAGAAAACTCGTCGTATTTGCTCATCACAAAGACGTGCAATCTCTCCTTTACGAGAGTATCAAGGCAAAACACGGGCAGGAATATATTGGTGGGAAGAAGAATCCTAACTATATTCCAGTCCTGAAATACAACGCGGAAATGAATTCTTACGACCGCAATACAACGGTTGACAAGTTCAATGCGGCGGCTCGCGTGATAATGATTGCGAGTCAGTTAGCAGGTGGTGAGGGCGTGAACTTGCAGACATGCTGTGATTGTGTGATGCATGAGCGGCAGTGGAATCCGGGTAAAGAAGAACAGTGTGAGGGCAGATTTATTCGTATCGGTTCCACAGCAACAAGTGTCAACGCAATCTACACGCATCTTGATGGATTGACTACAATCGACCCGAAATTGGATAGCATCGTGGAAAGAAAAAGAGTTCAATTCCATGATTGGACAGGAACTGAAGCGTCGCGGTGGAGTGAAGATGCCGTGATGAAAGAATTGGCAGATACTATCGTCCGTGCTCACAAGCAAAAGAGACGAGATCAGAAGGCATCCTGAAAAGGGACTGAGTATGAAGATTGTGAGAGTAGTAATAGACATGGCGCCAGAAGAAGAGGCAGAAAGCAGCCATGCTACTCAGATGGTCTTTGAGAATGGAATGTGGAATGCGAATGGAGCATTGTTTCCACGTTTCGCACGAGTATTCTCAGAGATTATCGTCCTCTTGTCTGGTAGACGACAGCCACACTGGCAGAAATACGAGAGAGACTAATGCCACACAAGTTTAAGAAAGTCTTGCGACAGCCACCATACAATGGTGGTAGGACTCCTGTTCACTCGGGCTTTATTCCAGACTTGGAGAGAGCTATCGAACGAGAGATGCGGCGATTCAATGTCACACGTTCTTTCGTTATCGCGACGTGTTGTGCATACGCACTTGGAATCGAGGAGCAGCCAGACTATCACAAGATAGGGAAGTCAGTATTGACAGTAGTTCCCAAGGCTGGTGGTATTCGATAGCTTTTTGAGAGCCTACAGAAGTCACTAATGTAGGCTCAATTGAAAGCTAACGATAGAAACGGAGGCTAACGATATGGGAGTGAGAATCTTGCAGGCTGATCACCAATATCCATCGTCGCACAGTTACGCTGTGATGTATTGCAGTACTACGATGGTAGCCTTTGGTCCTGTATTTGACGATAACGACGGGCACGACGCCGAAGAACGCATCGAATTGTTTCTCGGTTGGCTGCCACTAGATGCACGGAAATACTCGAGCGCAGAACTTCAAACGAAGTATAGTGAGTTCCTTGCGATAGAAGACAAGTTGTGGCGTGAGAAAGACGGAGAAGAGGAACAAATCGAGGCGTAGAATGACTAACAAAGAACTGAAGGACACAATTCTCAAAGAAGCTGAGAGACTCTTCGATAGAGCAGAGAAGAGAACTAGGGAGAGTATGCAGGACAGGTATTCTCCAGTAATAATGGAATTGGCAGTAATGGGAATGAAACACATTCTGAGGAACGTAACTGAAGTTCTACACGAGATGCCGAATAGTCTTCGGATAATCGTATTGGAACAACTACTCGAGTTCTCATACTTCGTTGAGAAGATACGGAAGGAGACTGGAAAAGATGACTAAGAATAGATTGCTTGAAATGTTAGGCTCCATCAGATTGATGGAGAAGGAAATTAAGACTCTGAACGAGCTTAACGCGCTCGGAATGAATCCATCTACGAGAGATAAGATGGAACTGTCAGTAAACTATATGTCACATCAAGTGGCATTTGTTCGTGCGTGTGTTGAATCCCTGCTCAGCGAGGGAGGCGTATAATGGGATACGCAATAGTAATGGGATTCTGCATTAATTGCAAGAACCCAATACAGTTTAATCCCCATCGAGTGCCGTCCATTCGCGTGAATGGTGTGCGCGAACCATTGTGCGAGTCTTGCGCCCATCGATGGTGCGAGATTCATAAAGTAGATCCTGAGCAAGTAATCTTTTCAGACTCGTATTCTCCTGTTGAAGAGAGCGAGTTATAAGCTCCAGAGGGAGATTCGGGGCAAAAAGAAATAGACAGGAGGATTAATCCTGTGCGCGGAATAGACAATCGTCGGCTTGAGAGATTGAAGATAAGAGTAGTAATGTCTCCCGCACAGAGGGGAGTAATCATTGCCTCTCTTATCTTCTGGCTCTGGTTCGCTTGGTATCTCTGGAGGAATTGAAACATGGGAATACTCGAAGACATGCGCGATCTCTTGGTCAATATAGACAAGAACGTCGCGAAAATTGCTGGTGGTAATGGACCTAAACCACCTAATAAAGATTGGCCTAATCTTCCCACAGGATTCAAGAAAATCACTGAATGGGATATGTCAGGAGATCCGCCTGCAACTTCTGATGGTTCAACGTATATTGACGAGCCAATACCGGGAAGTAATGGTTGGCGCGCGGCATATAATCACACACCCGGCACCATGTATCCCGACGACCCATCCTATGGAGTGTGGGCTAATACACCATACGGATACGGCGAAGCTGTTCCTGATCCAGACTTTGCAAAGAAGATTTACAGACACACATATCCTGAAGGAATGCGTGAGGGTAATGCAGGAATTACAATGTATCTTGCATGGCCTATTAACACAGGCCCACGTGAGTTCTATGCAGGATACTGGTGGAAGCCTAGTGCAGATTTTGACCTATCCAATAACGGAAGCAAGATGTGCTTCATGTTTAATGGCGGTGGTGGAGCCGGTGGACAGATATTCATTACTTTCTCCGGTTCTAAACAGGTTTGTGTAATGCCTGAATATGAGCCACATGACGATCCGAATGTTCCGTATTACATTCGGTATCCCAACAAGGACCAGAAAGAGGTCACACTCGGAGAGTGGCATCAGATTGAATGGTATGTGAATCTTGATACACATATTATTCGTTGGTGGGTTGATGCAGTATTAACAGGAGATTTTGACGATCTCGTGCCGAATAACTACAACTTCGATATGTATCAGTTCTCTCCTACGTATGGAGGTTGTTGTAGTCACAATCGTCCGAATACCTGTGAATACTACTTCCGTGACTGTGTAGTTGCTATCCCTGATACAGTCAAAGGTATAGCAGCTAAGAAACCGATGAAGTTTATCAAACTTCCGAAAGATTACAAGCTGCCAGTTCACGATCCCTGGCCGAAAGAGCACAAGTAATATGGATATACTTGTCCCAACTAAGAAGCACAATCTGATTTTTGACGCGACTGTATTCTCTGCATTAGAGGGATGCGCGACATACCATGATTTGAGATTCAATCATAGGTTTGTCTCAATACAGGGTAAGTCGAATAGTTTAGAAGTGGGATCTCTCATTCATAAAGTGCTTGAAGTGTATTACAAGCACAAGATTGATGGATTCCGTCAAGATACTTCTGAAGGGAATGCAATCGCGGCCGGACTTTTGTATGTGAATGGTTGTCCACATTGTGCTGGTGTCATGGAAGTAAAAGAAGGAGAGAAACTACCATGTGGACATGAACCAGGCGAATATCCCGGTATGCAGAATACGCCAGAATACAATGACAAGTATATCATTGGCTGGCGTTTCGCACTCGACACTTGTCAACAATACTTCAAGTTCTATATCAACGACTCTTGGATTCCTCTTGCAGCGGAAGAAGTGCGTAAGGAAGTATTGTATGAGGACGACGAGATAAGAGTTGGATGGAAGGCGAAGCTAGATTTGATCGTAGATACGAACCAGATTGGTATCATATCTATGGATCACAAAACATTTAAACAGAGAAGAGACAAGACTACACTGAACAACCAGTTCATTGGTCAGTGTCTCTTGCTCAACTCTCGGAATGTTTTGATTAACAAGATCGGCCTGCAAACTACGTTGAAGATAGACGAGAGACTTACGCGAGAATTAGTCTCTTATTCGTCGGACAAACTAGATGAATGGAAGAATGAGATTCTTCCTTACTACGCGTATAAGTATGTCCAGTTCGCAGAGAGTGGATACTGGCCTCCCAACTATACGCATTGTGATGGCGTATTTGGTTCATGCATGTTTAAGAGAGTCTGTGAATCTGACAGGAATATGCGTGTAGAAGTGTTGCGTAACGAATTCCAGATAGCTCCTATTTGGGATCCAGACAACAAAGGAGACGACGTATGAAGATAGTACTTGAGATTACTCTTGACAAAGATGTGACCGAAAATGGCAAGAAAGCCATTGAAGAAGAAATTATCGAATGGATTACGAGAGAGTATGAGCAGGATGTAACTGCTATTTATATTCTTCTAGGAGTGGAGGAATGAGACTATACTGCATTTTCTGCGGTAAGTGCGTGAGTAGCTCCGTGCCAGACATTACATTCAGAGCCGCCGCAATATGCCCTGAATGTATCGAAGAAGGGAGAGTAATCATTCCAGAGGAAAAAGAGAAAGACCCAAAACAATTGGAGTTACCATTCGATGCGCCTGCTGAGTGACCGAATACAGGAGTTCATTGATTGGTTAGAGGCCAATACTGACTTCTGCATGTGGGATGAGGCAGTTAAACAGTCAGTTCATAAACAATTAATCGTGTTTATGATATCTGATAAGTCACCTACTGAGGAGAGTGACAATGCCAACGATGGACGACGTTAGTTTCGATGCTCTGTATTGCATGTTCAAGGGAGAACCTGGCACAAGAAAGAGCACGCAGGCTCTCTCATTTCCCGGTCCACAGGAATGGTTGTCGTGGGATAGAAAAATGAATGGTATTTATCTTCCCATGAGACAATGGGGAATAGACCCCAAAACAATCGTGTATCGTGACTACGATAACTGGACTGATGCACGAGCAAGATTAGAACAGTTGCAAGTAAACTGTCCAGCCCGCACTATCATCGCGGATAGTCTCACTTCAATGTGTGACATGACGTTGCGCCAGACTATTAAAGCAAAGTATGGTGTTAAACGTCAATCAGGACAAGCCGCGGGTAAGTTAATCGCGGGTATCGCCGTAAATGAAATAGAGGACTATAACGCTGAGTCCTCTGCATTGCAGGAATTGATTGCGTTGACCAAAGATATCAACGCATATCACAAAGTCAATATCATTCTCATCGCGCACGTCGTGCAAGCAGAATATCGTGACACGACGAAGAATACGACTCATGTGAGTCGCACAATAGTAACTGCTGGAAAGAAAGTTGCGCCGAAGATTCCAGCATATTGCGGGGAGGTGTATCACTTCAATATCAAGAAAGGGATGGTTGAGGGTGCTGGCGGAGAATATTCACTCCTGACGGAACATACGGGAGATGACTTCGCAAGAACTGCGCTAGGACTCGACAGAGAGATAGTATTTGGTGACAAACCTCTCTACGACACCTACATCAAACCAGCCATCAACAAGATGACACAAACCTTTACTCCACTTACCAAACTCTGAGGTGACAGTATGGCTATTTTCGAGTTCTCGGATTCTGACCTTCTCCGCAACAAAACCGTGACTCCTGCATGGTATCTGTTGCTCATCAACGCACATCGTGACTGGAGTCCTAGCAAGGACCAGCAGAGCAACAACTGCTTCTACGAGTGTGTCATCGAGAAGAACGCTGACACAGGTGACACGGAGTTCGCCGGAGTTCCTATCGAGTTCATGTTCAATGACAAACCCAAGGCTCGTGGTTTTATCGAGGGTTTCTTGCGTGGACTCGGTGTAGAGGTCGCGTCGGGCAAGCGATATGACGGCAATTCAGCCGTGGGACGACGTATTGAGGCATTCGTGGAGAACGATACCTACAATGGTCGTCTTATCAACAAGGTGAACCACAAGTATCGGACGGCTAAGTAGCCCGAAGGTTGGTAGGTATCGGATAACTGACCCCACTCTATAACCACTTAAAGGGTGGAGTTTATGGTTGGATACCGAGTGGCAACATTTTTCTACAGGTTCAGAAGACTTCACATGGAGACTACAATGACTGACTACACGCTGCAAGAAGATACGGAAGATCCTCTGGACGAATCGCCCGCAGAGGAAAACGAAGAGGATGACGATGACTTCGTTGATGATGATGACGACGAAGACGACGACGAGGATACCAGTGAGGATGATGATACAGACGAAGAGGAAGAAGAATCTGGGCAAGAACCTTCAGAGGAATCAGATGACGAAGGAACGTCTGGAGACTCAGAAGACGAAGACGAAGTAAGCTAACTCATATTATGTGGAGCCATGTATTCGAGCTTCCCCTAATACGTGTAACTCCATATAGTATGACAGGGGGCACATACAACACTGCTAATCACAGATTACGTGTGTGCCCCCGCCCTATTGGTAGAGGACAATATGAATAAGAAGATGATCGGTCGAATTATCAGAACTAGTAAAGCGGGCTGGGGATACATTTCTACGAAAGAAATGCCATTTGTTCGTATCTTCTTTCACTGGACGGAATTGAGACAAGACTCAGTTCAATTTCTTGATCTCAGACCGGGAATGGCTGTGGAATTTAGTCCTGTGCAAGTATATGGTCGCGGCTGGCGTGCGATTCATGTGCGAGTAATGGAAAGGAAAGAATATGAGCAAAGAAAACAAGATCTGCCCGTATTGCAAGAACGACGATCAGACGATGATGGAGCAAGTGATCCATTACAAAAGCCCGAATAAGATTATGTGGATTTGTCGCGTCTGCTCTAAAATCTTCGAGGTGAAAGATGAACGAAATACCGGAAACTCACTGTCCGAAATGTAACGTCCGTTTAGACATGGTTAGTAGCAGACTAGGTAGTAATCCGCGGGAGGGCGATTACTGTATTTGTATCAATTGCTATGTCATCTTGAAATTCACGAAGAACTTGAAAATATACGTTCCGGATACAGAAATTCCTGAGGACGTATTAGAGGAACGTGAAGCATTTCTAAAATTTCAACGGAGCTTCGGAAATGGACGCTAAATATGTCCCTGGTATGGGGCCATCAGGTGGTGTGCAGCTTCTGATATTAGGAGAAGCACCGTCGTATGAGGAAGTAAGAGCAGGCAAACCATTCGTCGGGCCTAGCGGAAGAGAGCTAGACAGACTACTAAAAGATGCGGGCATCAATCGTAATGATTGCTGGATTACGAATGTCTGCAAGTATGAGGTGTCAGCTAACGAATACAAACAGAAGATACCATTTCAGGTTCGCGCAAAGAATGCAGGAATAGACCTCAGTCAACAACTAGCAGAACTTCAGGTAGAAATAAATGATGTTAACCCTAACGTCATATTGGCTCTCGGTGGGACTGCGCTATGGGCACTATCAGGAAAAACGAAGATTACTAAAGAGCGCGGATCTTTACGGTGGGGGATGGGTCACAAGTTTGTCGCTACCTATCATCCCGCGCATCTGTTACATTCATCTAGTGGTGGAGAAATCAAAGGGTATTGGAATCGATCCGCAATGATATTCGATTTCAAGCGTGCACTAGAAGAGTCAGTAAAGCCGCAGCTTGAACTTCCCGCCAGAACCATCCAGATTTGTCAGAACTCCGCCGAGTTATATGGTTTTTTAGAGAAATACAAGCACCGCCGCAAAATGGCAACAGATATTGAGGCGGGCGGTCATTGTATTCCTATCTGTATTGGCCTCGCACTCAATGCACATCATTCAATGGTAGTCCCTCTGTGGAATATTCATGGTATTTCGAATATGTCCGACAGAGATATGGTGAATTGTTGGGTAATGCTGTCTCAAGTATTGTGGGAGAAGGACATTGTTGGACAAAACTTTAACTATGACCGGGATAAAATCAGGCGACTTGGATTTGCCATTAGGCGAATCTATAGCGATACAATGCTCAAAGCCTTTGCGCTTAACCCTGAACTCCCTAAAGGGCTTGCATTCCTTACAAGTGTATATACCAGAGAACCCTTCTATAAAGACGAAGGTATGTATGAGGGGGACATTAGAGATTTACTTCTCGGATGCGGGCGCGACGCTTGCGTTACATACGAAATAGATGAAGCAATGGAACCTGAACTGGATGAGTTAGGAGTAAGAAAGTTCTACTATAATTTTCTGATGACTCTTCCAGACTTCTATCACGAAATAGAGAATAATGGGTTCCATATCAATGAGCAACGTCGCGCCGAGTTAATCCAGAAATACGTAGAGTGGGATGAAAGACTCAGATTTGAGATGTTTCAACTTGCACAGGTAGACGTTAATTCTAACTCTCCTAAAGAAGTTAAGAAACTCTTGTTTGAGACTTGGAAACTCCCACATAGACACGGCACGGGAGAAGAGGAATTAACCTCTCTCTTGAATCTTCAAGCAGGTGTTCGTGCTCCTTCTCAGCGAGAGTGGATAGAGAAGTGTCTAGAAAGGCGTCGCGTCAGGAAGGGAATCAATAACCTGATGGCGATACCAGATTTTGACGGTAGGATGAAAACGACTTGTTATATGTGTCTTGAAACAGGGCGCACGACGACAGGTCAGCAAGACCCTCCAATACGTCCATTAGTAGACCTTGTAGGCAAAGGTAGAGTAGCTGATAAAAAGGCTCTAGGAATAGCATTCCAGACCTTGACTAAACATGGTGACTTTGGCGATATTAGAGGTATGTATGAACCCGCAGAAGGTGAAATATTTGTTCAGTTAGATTCCTCGCAGGCAGAAGCACGAGTAGTGTTTAATCTTGCGATGGATGAACAGGCGCTAAAGGATATCGACGAACATGACTATCACGCTCTCACTGCATCCTGGTTCTTCGGCGGGAATGAGGACGATTACTCTAAGAAACGTCTTGGTTACGAATCACCTATTCGATTTGTTGGTAAAACTCTTAGACACGCAGGACATCTCGGAGCAGCTAAAAGACGAGCAGCTACAAGTGTTAACACGGATGCTCGTAAATATAAAATCGCAATAACTATCACCGAGGCAGAAGCAGAGCGAGCACTCAAGATATTTCACGCGAAACAACCAAGGATAAGACAGGTATTTCACGCTG